TAAAGTGATGCAGAGCCTGCCGGCGCGTACATAGCAATACCGGTAGAGACGCCAGCTTGTATTGCAGCTTGTCGCCGGGCTAGCTTGCCTACACTGCGCAAAACTGTAAGCGGATTAAAAAAGTCTGTGTATTGCGACACACCACCTTGCACGCCTAGCTTACTAAATCTCGTAATAATATTGAATTTACGGGCAAGGGCACCCAACTCAGGATCAATGCTATTAAGCAGCTCAATGTCAGCTGTGTTGCTTTCGTTTTTAACTTTGTTTTTGGCGCGTTTAGCTGCTGCATTAACAGCTGCCCTGTTGTCGTCATTAATTTTGCCTGATTTACGAGCCTGCGCAATACGCTCGTTAAATTCGGCCATGTAGTCAGTGTGAAGGTCGTCTATTGTCGCTTCGTTATCTTGTAAATTACCGGTGCTGCGCTCTGGATTTACACTGTCCATTTGAACTATGTCGCGTGTAACGTCAGCCATAGCTTCTGTGTCGCCACCGTGAATGTTTCGCATGGTGTCGGGCGTAAGCCTTGCCATAACTGGCTCGATGACAGGATCTACAGCAGCTTTTGCGCCTCTTGCGCTTTCGACTGTAGTAGCAACACCACCACCCATAATAGCGCCAAAGTAGGCTTCAGTTCCGAGGTTGCGTATAACTTCTTCGGTAGTGTAGTCAGCCCCTTCATAGGCAGCGCCAGCTGTAACCAAGCCAGCTTGTCCGGCTTCTGTAGCTCCTTCAATTGCAGTCTTTTGTAATATTTTCTTCGTAAATTCAGTAGCAGCTTCGTAGTAGCCTTTCTTGCCAAGTGTTTCGATAATCTCGTTTATCGTCATCTTTGCAAGTGCGTCGGTTGGGATAACACCTTTGGCGCCAACGAGGTCAAGCAGACCTGCTACTGTACCGACTGCAACTGCTGTGCCAGGCACATATTCACCATCCAGTTTAGCTTCTTGTTCTGATACTGCTTCACCGATATTTTGTGCTATGCTGTAACCGAGTGTACCAAGCGTTGCTATACCAGCTGTAATAGGTGCACCAAAAGCAAGTGCGACAGCAGACCCTAAAGCGCCAACTAATGAACCACCAGTGCTAACAGAGTTTTCGAGCAATTTCTCTACAGTAAAGCCACCGAGCACGCCTTGCCTGTACGCTTGGTCAAGCGTCATATCGTATTCAGGCTGATAGTTACCACGAGCAATGTCTTCTTTTTGTTGGTCGACAATGTTTGTACCAGTTTGTTCTAAACCTTCGAAACCTGTAGCTTTACCGACAGCCTCAAGTGCCTGACCAATACGCTTTTGCGCAATATCTGTGCTGTAAGCAATTGGACCATCAGGTTCGGCGTTGGGTACAATAGCGTTTTGCTGAGCTTGCATCTCGCGGTATGCGTTTGCCAGCGCAGTGGCATCTTCGACATTGCCAGCAGCATCAGCCGCTCGCAGCGCCGACTCGAGTTCCTGCAGTGTAGCCATTTTTTAGCCTTATTAGTTTTTGTTTTGGTACTTATTTAAAAGAGCATTTAACTCAGAATTTTCGCCTGTTTGGTTGTTAGACGTCGTGCCTGTAGGAGGCTTTTGAACTGAAATAGTGCCACCGATTTCTCTTAAATCGGTTTGAGCCTGTTTGTACTCTGCGCCAAAGTCTTCACTATTTTGAGCGTAAACCGACTGTATCCTTTGGTTCATTTGTTCTAGTGAAGAAGCGATTGGTGAAACATAGCCAGCAAGCGTTCTATGCTCATTGAAATACTTTTCTTGCGCTAACCGCTCTTCTCTAAGCATCAACGCTGCTTCGCGCGCCACAGCAATACGTCTTGCGTTCATTTCAGGTGGCAAGCGCACATCGTAGGCTCTTTGGATCAACATAAAGCCTTCGCGTTGGGTAAATTGAGCGCCAAGAGTTAATCGTAAAGACTGCTGCGTGACTCGGTTAACAATGTCCTGCATGTCCTTACTTTTAACGTCGACCATAGCACGCAAGCCCAGGTCGCCTTGCGAGTCTACCAACCTAGCTATGGAGTCAATCGGACTAGTAAAACTTAGTCCAGTTAACTCATCAGCGTCTGGTCCTTTAAGGTTATCTAAAACAAGCCCTAGCTCACTAATATCCTGTGCCATCTGTGTCGTAGGATTTTTTACAAGATCTTCAACAAATTTCTTATCGCGTGCGGCTTCTGCTGGACTAATGACTGTACCTGTTTGAGGATTTAGTGGTTGTCCACCATACTTCTTCGCTCTGTATTCTGCTGCGAATGCATTTAAAATTTCTTTAGGATACTGATCTGTTACGTCCTCTAACTGACCAGTCGATCTATTCATCCGCAGTAACTTGCCCGTTTGACCATCGCCTTTATATTGTATGTCGCCGTAGTCTTTGCGCCGAGCTTCTAGTTCCTGGTTACGCCTCTCAGTAAATCTGTCACGAATACCTTTTTCGTAATTTTGGATGTACTCAGCACCTCCGCCCGGAGAGCTAAACGCTTTACCAAGAGCAATAAGTTTGTCACCTAAATCAGCGTTGCTAAACTTTGCAAACTCATCGACCTGCTTCATATATGCGCCTGCGTCGGTTAGAGCACTAGTTTGACGCTCTTGTGGCATTGGTGGCAGCGGGTTGACCTGAATAGGTGCACTAGTCATGCCCGGGCGGTTAAATGTTAGAGGTGTTGAGGTAGTTATATACTGAGGAGCGTTTGGATCATTTAATGCAGCCTTAACGCTGTTGCCTGTTGGCGGTGTGTAGGTCTCAGTTTGGTATAACTGCGGTCGAGTTGGCCCTTGCGAAAGCCGACCTTGCCCTCGCATAAAATCAAAAAGTCCCATAATAAATACCTACTGAAATAGTTTCATACCAGTACCGGCAATTTGGAGCGCCTGCCCAAGGTTGTCGGCGTGACTAGGTTGTTGCTGGAAGTGACCTTTGCCTGAGAAGCTAGCCAAGTTTGCATACGGATTCATGTAAGAGTTATATAAATCAAATGGTAATTTAGTACCGAACTGGTAGTCACCGTACAGGCGATCAAGATCAGCTTGTTCGATGTTCATCATATTACTGCCCATGCCGTATAGTGCATCGAGAGCGCCACCGCCCATTGTAAATGCATCTCCAAATAGACCTGCCATATTGCCGTAAGCGTTGCCCATTTGCGTCAAGCCGGCGAGCTCTGCTGCCGCGCCTTTGTTAAATTGTGACAAACCTTGACCGAACATATTGTTGCGAATACCCGCGCCAATGTCTGCTATACGATCAGCGGCGCCACGGGTAGCTATGCCTTCCGCAATGCCTGTTCGGTTACTATTAGTATTGCCTCTCATAGCTGCAGCACGATCAATGCCAGGCAAAGTGTTTTCGTACAAGTTACGAGTGACATCAGTAGATGCAGCATCGATCATATCGTTAACCATGCCACTATTTGCAAACTGGTTAGCGTAGTCGAAAGCAGCATTTGGATCAGATAATCTTGTGTTGTAGTCGGCTAGCATCTGGCCGTAGTTATCAAACTGACCCATTTGGCCGAGGATATTATCCATCATGTTCTGGGCGTTGCCAAACATACCCGTGGTATAATCGCCTATCAGGCCGTAGGCATCTGTCATGTAGGGGTCGATACCTGCTGAAAGCTCGCCTTGGTAATATGGGTTATCTATAACACCCTGCAGCATATCTTTCAGGCCAGGCGAAAGAGAGCTAAGTTCGTCTTTGTAAAGATTAAAACCTTCTTTAGCTAACGGGTCTTGGTGATGACTCACCTTTTTCTTGAAAAAACTGCCAAACATTATAATCCTCCACCGACAAGGCGGTTATCTATCTCCGTCAACAGAGAGTTTATTCTGTCGAGAGTTGTTTCTAATTTTCTTAATTCTTCGTTGATGTACTCAAGCTGTGACTCTTGGTCTTCTGGCGGCAAGGTACGTATGTATGGTTCGCGTATTGTGTTGTAAGCCATAACTACCTCGTACTCGTGATCGATATTTCAAAATCACCACCGGAGTAATTGAAGTATTTGCCTGCAGACTCTGTTATGCGGAACGCAATAAGCCTGCCTGCAGCACGCGAATCTATCTTGTGAGCGCTCGATGGTGCAAACGACACGACTGTTTGGTAGTTAGGGTCAGTTACATACGGTAAGTCTGTAGCACCTAGGCTCACAGTTACCGGATCTTCACCTGAGATCGTAGTTATCTGTGGTATAAACGCTAAAATGTTTTTATAGCTGCGTAACGGCGCTTTAGTTTCGTCAAGATCAAGACCTAATCGCTCAATAAACGCTGGTTTTAGTGTTTCAGGCTCAGCATTGGCCTGAATAAGCCCATCAAGCAGCAAATCAGGTGCGTAAACGCGCCCAGAGGTCAAGCCAACTGTATCCATACGCGCGCTAGCAAAGAAAGAGGAGCGAGGGGAGCTGTCTTCAAACGTCTCGTAGGCACTATCTGTGGCATTATAGCCTGGAGTTGACGCTGCGTATGACTGGTCAGCCAATGAAATATTAACTAGACCACCACCAAAAACGTTTGGGAGGTCAACAAAAGACCAAGTATTATATCGAACATTATAAATCGCTGCTCTGTTGCAGTAGTTAGTACCAGCAAAGCCAATGTCTGACTCGTTAGATACGTAGCAGAAGTAAATAAGGTCTAGTCGTTTGTCGAAATGCACAAAGCATTTTTCTTTGTTTTCTTCCGACATGCCTTGATATATGCGCCGCCGCACGCGACCTTGTGCGACTGACTTCTTCGTAATGCCGTTGTGCATATAGATGTCTTTGTTACCGAACACATAGTGCTCTTTACCAGTGCTCGCTATGCAGTTCGGGTTAATTACACCGTCATCATCAAACAGATTTTTAAAGCTGAAAACATCTGCCGAACCTGTAAAGTCCATAAGTACTGACTCAGTTTCACTATATATAACGAAGCTGTTAGCAAGCGTTGAACCGTCGACAATACCAGTGCGCATCTGCGCCAGGATGTTGCTGCCAGCGGAGTTGCTAGCACTTGCAGTCCATACAACACCTGTAGTTGGGTTAGCGCGGAACTGAACAACGTCGCTCCACTTGACCATTGTGTCTTTTTGAGTACCTGCCTCGTTGACATTAAGAGCAATAAAGAAGTCTTTGAAAGCTCGCCATGACCGCGCTGTGTCGTTAGCAGGCCAGTCGCCTACACTAAGCAAAGCGTATGCTGCACTACTTGTTAAGTCGCGTATATAAGGCTTCATTGACTCACGGCCAATAAGCGACAAGCCAGACAACTGTGCATGAGTGTAAGGCTTAGTTAGCGTAGCTGTTGTTTTGCCAGTTGGCGTAACATCGGATTCTGTTCCGTTGTTGTAGGTTTTAATGTCGTTATTCGTAAAACCTAATACAGGTACAGCTCCATCGATTTCGTTAGTATAACTAAATGCTGATGCTAAGCCTGTTTCACTTGCAGCTTGGCCGGCAACGTCGAATAATTTTTTGTACACCGGAGCTCTTAAAACTTTGTCTTCGTCAAACAAGACGTTGTTTGCATTTGAGTAAGCGTTGGGTGGCAAGTCATACGGGTTCATATCAGTAATGACACCGTATTGCCCTGCTTTACGCACCGGCAAATTCATCATGTTACTTACTTTCGATTATTGGTGTTTGAAACTGTTTACCAAGTTCTTCCAGGCTCTCTTTTTGGTTTTTTACAACTTCGTTTCTAAAGCTCTCCACTGCAGCACTTGTGTGCATTGATTGCTTAGAGTTTTCGATAAGCATTAAAGGGAGCCATGCTATTGCACAGCCCCACTCATCGATTTCTTGTCCGGTGTTTGGGTTTGTACCTCTGATCTGTGTAAACCAGGCGCACTGTGTTTTGCGACACGGATTAAACGAATCTATCGGACAATTTGGCTCTATTTCAATTTGCATTTATGAATCCTTTTGGGCGATTATCACATCTACATAGCTGACGCTTAGGTCTATAGCTGTGCCGGTAAATGTTCCGGCAAAAGTCCCTGATATGCTGTGTCTGTGACCGCTGTTGCTACCTACAGATGACGTACGACCTATAGTTGCATCATTAGAACCAGCACCACCCAAGTGGTAGTCTTCAGAGTTATTGGAGGCAAGCTCCTGGTGACCACCACGGCGTGCTGAGTTTGATGCTGTTAGTGCACCTAAAGCGTTACCTGTGATATTTGCAGCAATAAAGTGACGGTGAGCGGGCAGCTGTGCCACTGTAAGTGTATGGTAACCAGTATTGCCACTAATTGTTGTCGACACTGAACCTGCAGGCGTATGGCTCGTAAACGCACTAGAAAAAGCTACGCTGCCTCCTGAGCTTGTTGAACCAGATACTACTCGCAACGCTTTATCGTTTTCGTTGGTATCAGTTGTCCAGCCGGTAGGTGCAGTGCTTTGTTGGAACAGCATACGAGTCCCAGCAGGAGCACTAAGCTGTCCTACGAGCGCCTGGAGGCCTTGGAGGGCATTTATTTCAGCTGCTGTAAGGGTTACGGCTGCAGTTAGGTTTGGAAAAGTCGCCTTTATAGTAGATTTTATTAAACGGATGTGGTTGTCGGCTTCAGACACCGAGTCCGTATTGGTTGGGTTAGACACGTTTAACGAGTCAATGAATGTACCGCTTTCAAGGGCCATGGTAGTTCCTCGGTGTTTTTCTTATGGGGGACGAAGTTTGTAAGAAACTACAAACAACAACAATAACCGACATTTTCGAAATGTCATTTATTTCGATTTTATTTTTCGTTTTTGCTCAAATGGAGCCTAAATAAACGAACGTTTTTAAATTTAAATTGAATAAATTGCGATTCGTTCAATTGTTAGATATGCCATCAAATAATAAAACGAATTTAAATATATTTATAAGCGAATAGTGAACGAATTGGATTTCGTTTAATGGCATTTTGCATTTGTGCCAAAATACGATTCGCAAAGTTCGCACGCAAATTTTAAGGCCTAATGGACAAAATATTAAATGCGATATATTTCGCACGCAAAATTTTGGCCTTAATGGAATGAATACGTGCGGCGGGCCGACAAGTGATGCTGACATGCCACGTATTTGTGCCAAAAATCGGACAAAAATTATGGAGATTTATTATGCCGAAAACTATTGTACTAAACGACTATACGACCGTCACAGGCTCAGTGTTTTGCGATGTCAAAGAGATTCGCGAAAATTTTAAAAGTCAAAGCGAACAATTAATTAAAGCGTTCGACTTGGCAAAAGAGCGCCTTGGCGTAAAGTCAAATATTAAATTGCACTTTCGCAATATTCGCCAAAAAAAGGGCCAAACATGCTTTGGCACTTTTTATAATGCGACTAAAACTGTCGAAATTGACTGCAAAAATTTTGACTTAAAATCGAAAGTCAACACAATTGTGCACGAACTCGCACATGCGTCGCAATATGAGTCAAAACGACTTAGCCAAAAAGGCAAAACGTACAAATTTGAAGGCGAAACATTCGCCGCGCCAAAAGGCCACGATGAGTACGTCAACTTGCCATGGGAAGTCGAAGCTCGCGAACTTGCGAAAAAGCACACAAATGCGATTATGAAAGCGATTGCATAAAATTAAGGCCACACGTCGAAAGGCGTGTGGTCTTTTTTTTGTTTCGCCGAAGTTTTTTTGCGTACGCTAAATTCATTTTCATTTCGTTTTATTTCAAACGCAAATTTCAACCATTTATGGACAATTCATTTATGGAGAGCGAAATGTTAAAAGAAATTTTATTTTATGGATCGGCAATCATTTACGGCACATTAGTTGGCTTAGTATTTGCTTTGGCGATATTTCACTAAATCACCTGAAAGGCCGAGCGTTAGCTCGGTCTTTTTTTTTGTTTCGTCGAAGTTTTTTCGGCAGCAACAAAATCATTTTCATTTTAAACGCACGCTCATTTAGAGCGCAAATTTTGGCCCTTAATGGACTTAATTAACGATGGAGGTTTGTATGTTGTCCGAACTATTCGAAATTACGAAGTACGTTGCTGGTGCAGCGATATTCATTTTATGGGCGTACGCGATGATGTTCATTGCGTTTTCGATGTAGGTGATAGCATGGCGTATAAATATATTACAGCGATGCTTGTTGATCCGTTTAAAAGAACGATCAAACCAGTTGCACTCGATTTAAACACGTCATTGCTCGAACAGATGTACGAGTTGATGGATTGTATGTTTGTAGCTCGTAGGCCAATCGATAATTGCGAAATAGCAGACATTTTGTGGGTCGATGATAATGGCCTTATGAAAGACGATACGAGATATTTCTCGTTTGTCTATCCTAACGGCAAAAAGGTGCCAGGCGAAACGTTTGCTGGCAAAGCATTGATTATTGGTCAAACAGACGAATATGAGAATGCCGATTGTAGACGTAAACTCGAAGAGTACAAAAAGATGATCGTGTTTGACGGCAAGTTGTCTGACGAACTAAAGCCTAAAGCAGGTTTTACCGTCGTCAATTTAGACTCGCCTAATGTTCACGGCGCACTCAAGCGTGCACAAAAGCTCTATCATAGCGGAGACGCGTGATGAGCAACGCTAATATGATTTGTGCAGCGTGCGGCGCAATAGAATACGAAAGATCAGGGTCATATTTCGAGCACATTGGTTTGCGAGAACCTTGTTGGATTTGTTATCGCTGTGATAGCGAAGACGAAGATGATGTTTTCGACATGATCTGTGAACGAGATAAGGTCACTCGTACTCAATAATTAAAGGCTGAGCGAAAGCTCGGCCTTTTTTTTCGTTAAAGCTCGGACGCAAATTATTGGCCTCTATGGACAAACAACGACGGAGGTTATTTATGTCTTATTTATTTCACCGTGCAAAGATTGATGTTATCGATCCGCGAGAAGATCTCGATGTAGAATTACATGAGACCGAAAAGGAGCTAAAACATCAAATCGATAGATTTATACGCATGGCAGAAGAATTCTTTGTTCGTGTTGAACGTCATCAAAAGGGTCATTTAGAGGTGACCTTGCGTACAGACGACAAGGAAAAACTGTTTTTATTTTTGTGTGATCATCACCAAATCGAACCGACCAGCCGCAATGCTGCGTGGGTCGTTGAACAGATAAAGCCTAATGGCATACGCGAAATACCGTTTGCACTCGGACCAAACACAACGGAACGAGTGCACGAAGATATTTATAAAAAATATAATATCGAAGGGGATGTGCAATATGTCTAAAAAATCTCTCTATTACGTAAGTTACACGCAAGTGAAAAAGTTTCTTGAGCATCACGATCACATGGATGTCGAAGGCTACATCACTAGTATCATTAACGGCGAAATTGACATCGATCAGCTTCGCAAGAACATACTTATTCATGCGCTTGAAAACGGTATTAATACCGGCATGACAGTGAGGCACGTTAATGCCTAAGAAGCCAAATTTTATTGTGCGCTTCGAAGAAGTGCAGCTCATCGATGTCAAAGTTTTTGCTAAAGACGAAGATGATGCTCGTAGTGAAGCTATGAGATTTGCCGGCGTAGACTCGGAGTACGCGAAAGCTAAAGCGCAAAAGCGTATCAAAGAGAAAACGATAGTCAAAGTTCCAAGGGTGGCGAAAATATCATGAGTAACGATTACGAATATATTGTCACGGTATCGAAAACATACAAAGCTACAGGCTTTGGCGAAGTTGACGATATTAAAAAGTGGGTTAGAGATTTCGATCCAAGTGACGAATATGACCCATGCCAACTTGTAAGCGTCGACAAAAAACTTGTCAGTTATCGTCTATTTGAAGACATGGACTACGAGTTTTGGGTCGACATACATAATGGTGACGACAAGTCATGAACAGTAATCTTATTATTGCGTATGATCTCAAACACCAAATCGAAAATCTATCATCGCAGCAACGCGATAGTAAGGTTGTCGATGGTGACGACACAGAGTTAACGATGTACGAGCGAATATGTTCGTTAATCATTGCACTCGAATTAGAAGGCCGGACGTAAGTTCGGCCTTTTTTTCATTTAAAACGTGCGCTGCTTACAAGCGCAAATTTTTGCCCTTAGTGGACTAACTACTATGGAGGTAACGATGTCTATTGAACTAAACTTAAACGGTGTTGACGGTAACGCGTTTGCTCTTATCGGGCATGCGCGATCATACGGCAGACAACTCGGCTTATCAAAAGATGAGATCGAGGCAATCAGCAATGATATGATGTCGTCGGACTATAATCATTTACTCAAAGTGTTCAACGATAACTTCGGGCATGTAATCAAACTTGTGCGTAACGAGGTTGACGATGAGTGAAATTAAGTGGCCTACCGATGTAGGCGAAAAAATGCTTGATGCTATTCATGCAGCAAGCGTAAACGAAAGTTGCAACTCAGCGTGGGCCGAACTTATTCAATATATTATTGATAAGACGACATGGCATACTCGCGAACTTCATTGTCAAGCTACGGTTAATTTCACTGCGAGAGTTAGAGTGCCTCCTGGCACCGACTTCGAAGATGACATTATTGTTAGCGAGCATGTTCAACAGTTTGATAATTACGTAACAGTTGAAGCTAGCTGCAGCGATGATGAGCTAGACGATGGCTGTGTCTTGCAAGATATTGAAGACGAAGAAATTACCGACTTCATACTTGTTGACGCTACGTGAGACTAATTAAGTGGCTAGCCGTAGCCGCTATAGCACTAACCGTTTTTTCAATTGTGTTTCTAGCATTTATTGCACGAAACAATATGCGTGAGTAAATCCCTCCCATAATCACGCATACGAGGCGGGCCGACGGGCTCGCCTCTTTTTTTCGTTTATTTCGAGCGCAAATTTTCACCCTTAGTGGACTTAACTAACGATGGAGGTTGATATGGGTCTATCACGAAAACATTTTATCAATATATCGAAACATATTCGAGAAGCTAACATGCCTCGCGAATATAAGCTCGATCTTGCAAGTCATCTTGCATCTTATTTCAAAGACGATAATCCGCAATTTAAGCTCGACAAATTTATGCGTGCTTGCGTTTCGGATGTCACAGACGAGGAGATGCGTTATGGCTGGCGAGCGTGAACTAACATTACGTCTTCCACAATTGCAAGAGTGGGTCACCGAACTTTACTGGGAATACGACCGTATGTCGGCTAGTGGCCAAAAGACACTAAACCAACTTGCAGACAAAGTGGGCGTCTTAACTGAAGACAGATCGAGAGTATCGTCTTACGAAGAAGAGGAGACGCACGATGGCTAATGAACGTGATCGTCTTGTAATTTTATATCAAGACTTATGCGAACGCCACGGCGGCATGGACACAGCGAAAGCTGATGCCCCCGAGGTATATAAAACGATGCAAGAGTTACTTACTCGTATTCGTGCTCATGATGACGGTGTTTGTCATGAATAAGTTCGTTAAACAAAAGCTCAAATTTGATGGATACGTCAAAGCTCGGTTTGTTTGCGGAGACTATTTTGGTTCAGTTCGACCTTACCAAGGTTGGCACAATCCTAAATATCGTTGGAACGGCTGGGCGATGCCTATGTTCGGCAAAGAAGAGTTTCGTAGGTTTGTTAAAGATCTTAAAACTAACGACTTCGAATATATGAAAGATATGACTGCACACGATTATAAAGATAGTGAAGCTGAAAATATTCACGACTTTATGTCTGAAGTAATCGAAGCATTTATTGATCCAAATGAATACGGCCTGTATTCATTTAAAAATGCCGATTGGTGTTGGGACGACGTGAAGTCATGAAATTATATCATGTAAAACGTATTCATCATTGGTTCGAACACATTACAGTAACTGCCGAAGATGAGGACGATGCTATCGATCAGCTACGTCAAGCTATCGACAGTAATTTAGCGTGTACATTTTACCACGACGATGATGGTGAACTCGAAACAGTAATAGTTAACAATGCTTAATTATTTAACGAGTATTCTTAATAACTTTTACGACAAGCATGGTCTCGAACATGCGTGTGCTCTCGAACAGCAAATGTTCGGAGACATTACTGAAGATCAACGAGCATATCTCGTAAGATTTTGCAGCGTATGGGACAGAGCACAAGAGCGAGAGTATCGTCAACACAAGAACGAGAAAGGCTGAGCGAAAGCTCGGCCTTTTTTTCATATAAACGAAAAATTTTTTAATAGAAAAATGAGCCGTGCGAAAACCGTTTTCATTTTGTTTTTAGAGCATGCCTAGGAATCACAGGGGAGCGTCCTAGGAATCAAAATCATTTTCATTTGACCCTAGGGTGCCCCCCTGGTGCAATTACTGTATCTCACAGCTCCCTGCTGCACAGGCGAGCTCTTGGCTTCCGACGGTCTCATCAGTCTGCTCAATCAGAGCTTCCCAATTAATCGTCGTAGGCATAATTGTTTTGTATTCGTTGTACGTGTCAGGATCTGTTTCCTGATACGGCGCTTGCTTGTATGTACCGCCATCGTACGGCAAGAAACTGATGCCACTTACGATGTCAAAGTTATTCCATACCCATGCACCGACCTCAGGCCACTCAGCCTCGGTAACAGACACAGTGATAGACGGCTTGTGTTCGCACCAGTGCAGCTGGTACGTCTTCCATAGCTCTAAGTGCTCTATAGCTGTCATATCGTGTCTAGTGATGCACGCTTCAGGTGCTTTAACAGGAAATGTGAATACCGTTGTTGTATCACCTTTCATGACGCATGGTTCCGCAGGCACCCCCGCATCTTTTAAGAACTGTGTAAGCGGATCTTTATTATCGCCCCGGACAGTCCGCAGGTAATACTTGCTATGACGAGCATGGATGCCGCTCGCACTGTCGACCAGTTGAGACACTGTGCCACTCGGTTTAACGCAAGTGATTGCAGCGGACTCATTTATCTTGAGTGCCTTGGCCATCTTCTTGTTTGTCTTGCGGGCAACGTCCCTGAGTGACTCAAGCAGCTCTGGGAGCTCCTTAGACGCCTTCTCTGACTGACCAGCAGTCAATGGGCAGTCTAATATGCCTGTGAGTGAAACACCTAGCAGACGCTCATCCTCTGTGTTCTTTTGCCAAATCTTCCGAAGGTACGGAAAGTTCGTAAAAGTAGATTGGATTGACCCGAGGACACTAGCGACTCTAACTTTATCTCTGAGAGTATCTTTAGTGTCGTCGGGCCGAATTACGACCTCAGTGAGGTTACAGAACTGATACGGACGCAAGATGATCTCGCTGCACGGATTAGTTCCGAAGTCATAATTCGGGTCTCTGCCGCCAAACTGCTCAGCTTGCTTTTGAGACGCAACACGGTTGAAGATACCTCGTTCGCCTGAGTGTGAGTCATATAGTGATACCCACTCGCGCATAAAGGCGCCTACATCAGGTTTCTCGGTATAGCAAACGCTGTTGTTCGCTAAGGCACGCTGGCCGTTCTGGTGCCACCATTCGCCTGACTTGGCATGGCGCATGCGATCATCGGTCAGATTAGACAGGCTAATCATTGCTGACCGGCGGACACCACCGACCACTACGACCTCGCCGATCTTGCACATGAGGTCATGGCACTCGACAGAGGTTAGCTTACGTCCTGCGGCTTGTTTAAATAGGTTTACTGTAAATTCGAATAGTTCGACTAGCGGCTCAGGTCCTGAGGCTCTGCCGCCAAACTTTTTGAGACGTGCACCTGCGGGTCTTACGCGGCTTGTGTCCCATTTAGGCACCTCACCGCTGTAAAGCAGTGCTATGAGCTGCCGGAAGGCCTTAGACCAGCCTTCTTTGCTGTCTCTAACCACAATAGTGATGTCATTGTCATAGAGTGTCTCGGGGATCTCAGGTAGCTTGCTTACATATTGACGCTCAACACTGAAGCCGACGCCGGTACCGCACATGAGAATAAACATAGTCTCATCGAAGGCTTTGACGTCATCGATTGGTAAATAGCTGCAATTATAGCCACAGGTGTTGTCTCGATCTAATGCTTCACCTGCGGTCATTAAGGCACGCATGGATGGCATTACTTCTTTAGCGACAATGTACTGGCGTGCCTCATCGACATGCTCGTGTACTGATTTTGGCACATGGGACTTGATGTACTTAATGTATCTATCGACAGTCTCGGTCCAGTGCTCTCGTCTTTGGTGATCTTCTAGGTACTTTGCGTACCTCGATTTATGGATAAACTCTTGGTACAGAGTCTCGGGATTATTATTTAGTGTCATTGTTGTTGTTTTCCGTAGGACCCTAGGGTCTAAAGTGCGGCTTATAAACGAGTTAGTATGCCCATAACGAGCAAGGCAGCCGCTGCTGCGTTCATAATCATAAGTGCTCGGTCATGCCAAATTACAGCTACAATGAGCCATCCGATGGTGCCATTAAGTGTAAGTGCCATGTCTAAAACGGTGTGATAGTCGGCTGCACGTATCGATAAACCGACCATAATAAAAGCCGTAGATACCCACTTCAGCCACCAATCAAACGTATGTGTTGGCGTAACCTTTTTTATCATTCTTGTCATTATTCGCTCTCTTAAAAAAATGCCCCCTGTAACTTGCGCTACAGGGGGCCTATGTGTATGGGGATTTACACCCCGACAAAACGCGTGCCAGTCTCCACATGCACATCGCTCTGCCAATACTGTGCGAACTACCTCAGACATACGTCTGAGGCAGCCCGGACAAAACTAATGATATGGAGATCATTAGTCCCAATAAGTGTCTTAATTTGCGTCTGAACTGTCCAGCAAATCAATTAGCATTTTGCAATATTGCTTTGCCTTTTTGATGTCTTCTACACCGTTCTTGCGTTTGTAACGTGACGCATATTTGATGATATTGCCTGCGTAATAGTCTTCGGCAATACCAATGCTTTCCATGAACTCTGCTGGTTCGATGCCGCCGATATTATAATGAGCTGGTCTGCTTACCGGATCGGTGTTTTTTTGATTTCTGCGATCTGGATTTTTAGCCCGTGCTAACCGACGTAAAAAATCATCATGTCGTTCGCCTGCTATCGGCTTGATTTTGTCTTCTTCGGCTTCCATAGCTTCACCTTTTTATTTTTAATGTCATAGTCCTCGCTACGGAGTATGCGTGCGAGCCTAGCCTGTATAAGTGCGGCTGACTCATCAAGCCCAGCTTTATCGTATGCAGCCACAATTTTTGACCAATCTGCACCGCCTTCAAATATAGCTTCGGCGCGTTTTGCACCGATGCCTGGGCAGCCTTTGTAACCATCTGTTGCATCACCGACAAGGCACTGAACAAAGAAATTATAATCGGCAGTAGTACGATCGATGTTATGAAGAGTATCAAGCCGATATACCATCGCAGGAATACTAAGAAGATCTTTGTCGTCTGATATGACGACGCAATCTTTGTGTTCATCCGACGTTGCAAGTATCCCCAATATATCGTCAGCCTCAAGAGTAGGCCAGATGTGCGCTCGGTATTTAGCGCAAACATAATCTTTAAGAGCAGAGTAACACAGAGGCTTTCGACTCTTTTTACGGTTGCTCTTATATGTTTCATCGACTTCTTTTCTAAAATTGCTTTTGTCTGAAAAGGCGAAGATAAAATTGTCTGACTCAAAAACGTCATTCATTTTGTTTCGCCAATTGTCAAACAGATCTACTGCATCATCAAATTTTGAGTGAAGTGTATGGACATCGTCTGTCCATCGCACCTCAACCTCTGATGCCGCTGCTGCTTGAAAAACTACCATGTCACCATCGACAAGCAGTGTTTTACTCTTCTTTTTCATCGTCTATTTCCTGTAAGACGTCACACAAGAACTGCAGCCCGGGGGGTGTAATCTTCCAAAAGTTTGTCCAATCGTTAGCTACACCTGTCGTTATCAGACCGCAGCAAGCTAGCATCGCAACTATGTCTGCATGCTCTCGTGCTACGTCGCTTTTTGTTGTGAATCCTTCGAAGTGTGCTTTGCCAAGTATTTCCATAGCTTGACGATCATTGTCAGTGGGTTGCTGCCCAGCTGCTTCCGACACTAAAGTCGGCGTCAATTCTGCACCGGAATTCAAAGTCTTCGCCCGCTTTTTGCGCGCTTCTTCTAATGATATTACCGACATCTTCTTCAATTCCTTCGCGTACTGCCACTTGAACTTCATCATGAACCCAAGCACTGAACACATAATCTGCGCCCCAACCATGCGAAAAGCCCTGTGTTTTCAGGTCTTTACGCGCGTTTATGAGCCATTGTTTCGATATGACGGCTCCTGCGCTTTGCAACAAAATGTTCAGTGCACTATGCGAACTGCGTGGAAAGAGCTTGCGCTCGTCCAAACCAAGCAAGTGGTTTTGTGTTTCGTATTTTTCTATTACTGCGTTTCGAAGTTGTTTAATCGCAGGCATGCTAGCGAAGAACTTTTCACGTATAGCCTTGCCTGCATCCCGACCTTTGCCAATAACTTCGCCTAGCTTTGCATCACCTGCACCGTAAATTAGCGAATAAATAAATGTCTTAGCACTGTCACGAGTAGGCAAGCCTGCTGCTTCTTGGTTACTTGTATGGATGTCGCCGTCTAACACGGCTTTTGTATATGCTCCATTGTCCCAATGGCTTGCATAATGTGCGAGGCATCGGAGTTCGAGACCGGACAGGTCAACACCGACGAGTCGCCAACCAGTGGGCACGGTAAAGCAGCTGCGAATTTCCTTGCCGAACGGCAGCCGCATGCTTGGCACCTGTGCCATATTTGGTCCGAAATGAGTTGCTCGTCCAGAGACTGCACCATTTGGTATGTACCTTCCTCGAAGTAAATTGTTTTTGTCGACCAGTTTTAAATAACCTTGGTCGCCGTCTGCCAACATTGCTAAACGCTTTTCCAACATGAAATATTCGGCAAGCATCTGTGCTTCCGGATAATCAAGATCGTTAAGTATGTTCTCATCAATTTTAGGACTACCTTTTGGCGTTAAGTGCTTTGGCTTCCAGTTGTATTTATTGATAAGTGCATCAGCGATTTGCTGTCGTGATGACGGATTAAACGGTATTACTTTCGTTTTAGTTTTTAGTTGAATAACTTTTGGTTCAAACGTCTCAGCCATTTTATTGCTGATCTCGTCGCGCTTTTGGCTTAGTTCACCGTAAAGCTCTGCGGCTGCTTCTTTGTCAAATGCAAAACCTGTTTCTTCGATGTCTGCACAAACGTAAGCAATGTCATGTTCGACACGTAGCGCACGTTTAGCAGGCTGTTTTGCAATTAAGTTATCGTACAACTTGCGAGTAACAACTACGTCCTGCTCCATATATTTGAGCATGTCGTCGTTGTACTCTTCAAAGCCGCCTTCATAATCATCTTTATATTCTGATAGCCTATGGCCCCATGCTTTCAAGCTGTGGCTGCCGTAGAGCTTCAGAGGCATACCGTCATGCCTGTCTATAAAGTCTTTGTCTTTCAAGCCAGGATATACAAGGCGTGAAATAACTAATGTGTCGATTACATTTTTTTCGACAAAATCAGGATAAATTTTCTTAATAGCTTTTAAGTCAAAGCCGATGATGTTGTGACCGATTAGCACATCAGCATTTGCTAACGTATTAATCGCTTCGTCTATTTCATCTGGCTTATAGCTTTTAGTAAAATCGGAGTCTAAATCCTGTACGGCAATACAATGAATTTTTGTCATTGAGTCGACAAAATTGTCTGTCTCAATGTCGAAAACTAATCTCATTTTGCTCTCCGTTAAAATGGCACGGAGTCATCAAATTCATATTCTTGCAAACGACCAGTGTTCTGGTTGTACGTAAGCTCAGTGCCTACGCCTGTGTCGCCTGTAAATCTATTTTTAACGACGCGTACTATTGTTCTGTTTTTTTCGTCTGATTGTTGGTCGCGTTCTAGTGCAATAACAATGTCAGATAATTGGCCAATGCTATGACTGCCTCTGAGGCTGTTTAAGGACACCTGTAGGCCATCCTCAAAGCCTTTATTGCCTTCAGGGCGCCTTAGGTGACTTACTAGCAGCAGGCCCACCCCTGTCTCTTCAACAAGTGTGCGCAGCCGTGTCATACAAATATCGATAGCTTTGCGTTCGTCGGCTATGTCTAGCCCACTCACAACTATCGATATGTGGTCAAGTATGATCCATTTACAATCGAGACCTTTAGCAAGATACCGGATCTTATTAATTATGTTATCAATGCTGCAGCTACCAAAACTATCGTAAAAATAGCAATTTTCGTTTTTGAAAACTTTGTTGAACGCAGCCTTAAGTTCCTTTTCTTTGACTTCGTGGTCCTGCGTGTGGAGTAGCTTATTGAGTTCAATGCCAATAAGTCCCAACGCAGTCCGTTTGACGCTTTCTTCAAGTGCAATGTATCCAACTTTTTCTCCGTGCGTTAGAAGATGGTGAGCGCATTCACGGACAAAAGCGGACTTGCCAATCCCAGATCCTGCCGTGACCGTTACTAATTCACCCTGTCGCAAGCCTCTTGTTATGTTATTTAGCTTGTCGAAGGGGTACTCGATGCAAGGCGCTGCTTCCTTGCTGCTCACCACTTCCCATGTATTATTTGCAGCGATTATTCCATCAGGTCTATACTGCGGCGCGTTCCACGCTGATGTGACCAGATCTTTAATACGACCGGCTTTGAGCATGTCGTTAGCATCTTTAAGTTCGAAGCTAGCGATATGTGCTTTGCCAGGCTCGAGCACTTCAGCGCACTCTTTTGCAGCAGTGCGCCCAGGCTCATCGTTGTCAAACATGAAGACAACTTCATCAAACCGTTGCAGCCACTCCAGCTCGCGCCTTACAGCCTTAGCTGCACTCTGGGCGCCCCCTGGGACACTTACAACAGGCCATTTATTGCCTAGCGCTTGGCTAAGGCTCATGGCATCTATTTCGCCTTCACAGACAAAAAGTCTTTTACCTTTGTTTTGAATTTGCTGACCGAAGAACGGCAAGTTTGTGCCATCTCCGACAATTGAAAAATCTTTTTTTTGACCACGCGTTTTGACAGCAACCAATTTTCCATTACGGTAATACGGCGCAAGATGTCTTGACGCACCCACTCGATAGCCAAAGTGACGGGCTGTATCTGCCGTAATACCTCTTGCTTTAAGTGGGCGCGTTTCCCCTTGCGCGTATAACTTTTCGTGCTGCGTACTACTCGTTTTCTGTATATCTTCGAACATAGTGCCTTCGCATATTTGTTGTTGTGCTTCATCTTCAGATCCTCTGTAAGCGTGACAAGAAAAACAAAATGTGTGACCGTCCGAATACAGAGAATTTGCGTCGCTGCTTCCGCATGCTTCACATGGAACGTGTTTCAAAAAACGCGTCGTCGAGGAATCCTGTGTTTCCGTCATGGTCTGGTGCTCTCCAATCATCGGGCTTAATTAAATCCCACCCGCCTGTGTCAGGCCGTGTAGGTTTTACGCCTCTTATTTTTGACATGTTCGCGTCGTGCACCTCATCCCATGCCTGCTGAATATCAACGCCAGCAATGGCGAGTGTGCCCAAAGCAAAAACTGTTAAATCGATTAGTGCATCTACTGCATCTTCTGGCGTGCCATGCTCTAAGGCAGTTTCATATTCGCCAAGCTCTTCTTTCATCATGTCGCATCGCAAGTGCAACTTTTCGATTGTTAATTGATCTTTTTGAAAACCGTATTTGGCTTGCAGCGCATAAATGTCAGCTACCATCGTGCTCATTGTTTTCTCCGTTTATTGTTTTTATAAAGTCTTCGGCGTGCTGTTTACGGTAGTCGTATGTCCACCATTTGCCGTACTTGCCTGTAGCGACATGGGACTGGTATAGCTCCGCTAAACCATCAACTGTGTCGAACATTTCAGCTCGTTTTATTTTGCTATATTCTTCGTGTGGATCAGCAGTGCATAGAATTAACGTAGGATTATAAGCTGCAATAATTTCGCTCATAAGTTCTTTAGTGTCGTATGACGGACCGCCTCTAAATCGTGCTCCGTAGACAGCTTCGCTTAAGCAAAGTCTGTCAACAACACAGGGTACGTTCGCGATTTGTTCTAATTTACCTGCCGTGTGTGCGATAAGTCTGTGGTACGTTTCAATGTCCCAGGTATTATCCCACGAGCAATGAAAATACTGACCACCAATTTTTTTCGCTAATGTTGTTTTACCAGTGCAGTCTGGTCCTTCGATAATAATCATTGTAAATCAGCTGCAGCGGCGTCCAGATTGCTTATAAAAATATTTGGATGCACTGTGTCACGTGCCGCTGTTAAAGCTGCCTCTGCTGTTTCATTATTGTTCTGAGGTGCCTTAATCCATGCCTCTGCATCTTCATAGTGACGCTCATAAATGTGCATTGATCCTGCTCTGACATAGAGCCGACCGAGGCGCACACCTATATCGTAGTGCGTCCAAAGTAGCATTTGCATGTGATACGCTAAGGTGGAAAACGTAAAGATGTCATAAGGCATGCCGAAGACAACATCTTGGCTGCGCATATTGACTAATACGTTTAACTTACCTGCTCGAATTATAAACTGAACACCGCATGTGCACGGTATGTCAGCAGACTCGCCTGGGCGCTCTCGCCAAATATTGATATAAGCTCTGCGTGAGTCTCTATCGTTGGCTAGCTCGGCTGCTGCCCAGCTAATTTGGTCAATTACTTTTGGACCGTAAGCGCCATTGTATGTGTATTTATCGTCAGAATATTTGCCGTAATCTCGCAAATATTTAGTTATGTAATCGTAGTTGTTTGAACCACTATTAATCCAGTGTGCTTCTGCGAACATAAATGAATAATTTAGTTTACGTTCTTTGATGCCTATTATTGGTCTTTCTAAATCGGTTCTGTAGTTGTAACCGAGAATTTCACGCACCTCAAAACCTCGTGGCTTTGACACGTGCTCGTATTGTTGCAGCGTCTGCATGAGTGCTCGCTGCCATACAGTATTTGTATTTATCATTTTTATTATTAAAGAAAAAAAGGGACCGGCCTAAGCCGATCCCTTGCCCTTCTCCCCTTACGCTAAAAAGTATTCGCTGTATTTAGTGCCACGAGTGTCAACTCTTTCGTTGCGTTTGATGTCCATGCCACGCTGACGTAGTTTGCTAATCATAGCTGTCAGGTTTTGAACATCGAACTCGTGCATTGCAATAATACGCGTTACCTTTTTACCTCGTTTAAGGTGGTCAATTAGGTTGTTCGTTTTCTTCATTCAACCATTCCTCCGGAATTAATTTATCTGCGTACTTAAATCCGTAACGGCTACACCAATCGGCATAGGTTGTTTTAGAGCCTTTATTTATTTTTGAGCTGCTGCGAGTAAACACAAAACGTATATCTAGCTCTGGGTTTTGCTCTTTTACTAAACGCATTTTGCGTCGATCTTCTGACGTAAATCTGCCTTTGCACTCAACAATAATTCGGTTAGGCAAAATAAAATCCGGTATGTATTTTGCGTCTATACAATACGAGATCTTTTGTGTCTCATACTCGAAACTTATACCGGCTTCTGCCAATTGCTCTGCTACATTAGCCTCTAGGCCCGATCTGTAGCCGTTTGCAAATTTAATAAACTTAAAAGTCTGCGAACGGGTCGTCGGTTTGCTCATCGCTACCGTTAACCTGTTGCTCAGTGTGAACGTATCCACCGTCTTCAGCTGAAAACGCATTTGATCCGAACTCTACCAAGTCGATAACTTGCACTGCATTTAAGTACATTGTGACACCCGTGTTGCCGCCAGCGCTGTACGTAGACAGAACACCTGCAACTTTAATTGTCGATCCAGTCCCAACGTTAAGGTCACCCTTAATCACTTGGCCTTGGCTATCGAACAAGGCTGGTTTATTGCTTGATTTAGCTCTAAACCGTACTCCGCCGCTTTCTTCATCGACGGAAAAAGGCCACTTAGCAGCCTTGATGCCAGTTTCTCCGAACTCGTCAAGGAACAGTTCCTTGCATTTTTTCATGAGGTCTTTTGCATCGTCTTTAGAAAATAAAATATCTGTTTTGTATTTTCCGTTATCATCAAACTTGGTGTCAGGATTGATGAGCCAAGGCCACTGTGCCGTGCCTTTTGGCGTAACAATTTGAGTTTTACTCATTTGCCTACCTTTTTTTATTATTATTAATAATCACAACGAGTCACTGAACTTGCTGCCTCACTGAACAGGTCTGAAAGGAGAACACCGTACCTGTCCAGCTCGGCTAACAAATCAAGTGGGATCGCTGTGTCTTCGTGTATTAGGCGAACAGCCTTATTGATGAGCTGCTCGCGCTCATCTTCAAACATTAGCTTTCCTTTGTTTTGTTTTTAGCTAAATGCGTATTTGCTTCTTATGACTTCCGCGATGTCCAAATCGCCTTTTTGAGGTGGCATCGTTAATTTATCGACAGACTCGGCAGCAAGTGCCTTGTAGCATCCGTCATACAAATCTTGGAAAACATCGTATTGCTCATACATAGCAACAAACTGTTCACGAATAACGTGACCAAATTGTGCTGTGTTGTCGCAATGCGTAGCAAAACTATCGTGGATCAACATAAAATCATTTATGCCGTGATCCTCGTGTGCTGCTAGCACGCTGTACATCAAGTGCGAGGCGTCTAGCGAGTGGATAAAATTAGGCGCAGCAGCATTGCGTTGCTTAGTTTTATCGATCTTACCTGTAGGCTTGCTTCGTAAATTAAGCATGATGCAGTTGTAGACGTCTCCGTCTTTGTTGATCTTGCTATTTTTACTCGCTTCAGAAGGAATAATTTCCTTGTCGTATAAGAATATACGTACCCTGTTTATGTCCCACGTTTCATAGTGGTGCACAACAGGCAAGCCTATTGGCGAAGTCCATATTAAAGGCTTACGCTCGTGAGCTAACACTGCAGCGCAATTTTGTATGAACTTCATACCCTCGGCAGCTTTTTCAACAACATCAGTAACAGAACGCCATACTCGACCTGCAAGGTAGCCTGCTGCTTTTGAGCCGTTGTCATTACCGAAAGGGTGTTTATCAAGAGTACCTTCAAGAACATCTTTACGAAGAGGTTCCATTAAGTCCTCGATGATTTGTTTCCTAAATCCAAACTGCTCGCTTGAGTAAGCAAATGTCATAACATTACGCTTAACCACTTTGCGAGTTACGCCAAATTGTAACCATTGTTCAGCTTCAGGATGTTCAAAATCATTGTTAATGGTTTCGTTCACCAAATCTGCAACTTCTTGGTATATGTCTTGTGGCTGCTCTTCATCTGTAAGATTTACGAGCCGACCGGCTTGGCGGTCTCTAAGTGCGGCGCTATAGTGTTGCACGCCGCTATTTGCTCCATCCATGGCTGGAGGCAAATGACAAACATAGTCTTCGCCTTCTTCCATGTAGCCAGCAAATTCAATGCACGCTGCAAGAAAGCAAAACGGTTTATCAGCATTATGCCAAAACTTTTTCGTTAAGCCTGGTTTTCTTGCTATTGCGTATATTAAATCTTGATTTTCGTTTACCCATGCAACGCGTTCATCAAAAGATTTTTTACTAATCTTGTCAAAATCGCCACAATTAGCGACATGAACAGCTAGCCAATAAGATCCGTCTGGTCCTAATTTTTTGCCATTAGCAAACAAGAACAGCGACCTTACAAAATCAGCTCGTTGATGGTTAAATGACGGTATAGGATATACACGACCACGAAAATCCAAGTTATGAGGCAGATAAAACTTATCGTGCTTCGATAATTCCTTAGCAATTTCAATATCAGCACGAAAATTTACCATGTCGGCGTCAACCGCACGGTTTTGTAGTATTACTGCTTCACGCTGCTTCTTGATATGCTTACGTTCTTCGTAATCAAGTTCGTCCCAATTACTAGTTTTCTTTTCGACCTTAAGTTTTGTCGCTTTAGGAAATTTAGTAATCTTTGCTTTGTCATCGTAACTTTGAATTACAACATCAAGAACACGCTTATTAATCATAAACGGAGTTTCTTGAATCAAATTCAATGCTTTTAAGACACGATCTAAATTTCCTGAAGCTAAGCGAGACTGAATCAACTTTTGCTGATTTTTGCTTGCTTTGCGAACCAAAGGCACAAGTGAACTAACTCTTGGATCGTGGTAAGCACCTGTTTCAAAGTCTTCCCACGCCTTAGGTTTTGCTAGCATTGGTCTGAAACACGGATACATCCATTGTGCTTGATCGCCTAAATCAGCAACTAGTTGTTGACCGACCTCGGTAAGACCTAATGCTTTTGAAAAATATTGTTTTTTAGGTTTATCATAAATTTCGAATAAGCCCGAACCACGTATAACTGCGTTAAGTACAGCAGCTCCTACGTTAATATTTTGCTCTGGTTCCCAAATTTCCCTCGGGTACCCACTACGACCAGCAACAGCTGAC